GTCCTCAGTAGCCCGCTCGTCGCTTATCTTGTAACCGAGCAAGTTTCGAGTTCTTCTCAGGTGTTGCAGCAGGCGATTAGCCCACGTCTGCCAAGCGCCACCAGAGGGTTGTGGGAGCTGTTCACTCAACGCCTACCTCCCGCCACTATATCTAAGCGATTGATGCCTACACGCCAATCTGAGAGCCTCTCACCCTCTACACGGATGCGTAGCTGCCTTCCAGTGAATCGCAGGCTAGTAGGAGCAGACATAGGGTAAGGACCGTACTCTCGCTCTACGTCATTGGGGTAGAACCTAGTCTTAAAGGTAGCCGTAACGTCACCGGCTGTGCGCTCGTCTGGGATCATCTCAACCACAGAGGCTATCTGGTCTCCAGTGCCGATCATGATAGGGCCGCTCTCAGCGAAAGGTGACAGGCTGCCGTAGGATAATCCAACCTCGTGCTCGTAGATCTTGTTGTCATCAGCGTCTGCCCATATTGGGTGACGGAATGCGCCGTGATCCACTCCAGAGGTTCTAGCTAGGGACCCAATTGACCAGGTCTGTTCTACAAAGTTATAGACCACATAGCGGTCACACTCGTTCGATGCACCAGACGGATAGAACCACCAGATCTCACCGTAGCGAGAGTTCGTCACTGCGAATGCCTTAGACTGCTGCGAGACGTTAATATCTGAGAAAACGTAGTCAGAGACGTCAGACTGCACCTTGGATACTGATCCACCGGCGTAGCTAAAGAATGCTCTGCGACCCATCCACATAGCACCCAGGTCAGTTGTAGCGACTGCCTTCTGAGAGATTATCCCGCAAGAAGTCCCAACGCGCTCTATACCGTAGACGTAAGGAGGCCCCTGGTAGCTTGCGATGTGTGCATCGATGTTAGTCAGGATTAGTGACTGACCACGAACCCGGATTCCGCACATGATCTCACCGGCAGTCTGTAGCTCTAGGTCACCCGCCTCGTTAGTAGCAGATGGCGTCCAGGTGGTGTTGTCTTCCTTGTCGGACCATTGCACTAAGCGAGGATTGCCGCCGGCACCTAAACAGAACAAGAAGCGTTCCTCGGTAACCATGAGCGCGATGTTGCTTGTAGGTGCGTTAGCCACCACAGCAGCAGGTGTGCCAGAGTTCAGTTGCCACTCGTAGACCTTGCCGTCGTCCCTGGTGCAGCCGACGAGGTACTCGCCCCAGTTGTCTAGCGACCAGGTAGTAGCAGGGAGAATAGTCTGATTGTCTAGGCGCTCTGTTCCGTAAGTGTCAAATCCGTAGGATGCCGCACCGTATCCAGTGTAAGCAGATGCAGTTTCCCTGCCCGCAGTAAACCCGGCAGGCGTGATGTCGTAACGCACACCGCCCTGATTCCAGGCGTAGAGAGAGCTGTACGACCCACCGGCAATGTAACGGCTGTTAGAGTTATCCTTCCACGTCAACATGCCACGGATAGCGTTATCCGCAGCGTTGTCGCTCTTTAGACGCCATCCACCCACAGGTCGCATGGTTCCGTCAATCCACCGAATCAGGTTAGCATCTCGCCACCTGTTCGATGATTGAAGGTCTGTGCCATTGCGGTAGATGCCAGACGGTATATCTAGTGGAGTCAATGGCATGCTGTATTCCTAGCTAAAGGTTTTCTACGGAGCTTGATTTTCTAAACGTGGGTCAACCCAATCAGGGCATAACTCCCATGCGTCATTGACGTAGTTGTACTTGCAGCCGTACCAATCTTCTGGCTCAGTTACGCCTTCGATTAGTGTAGAGTTATTAGCGTTAAGGTCGCCAATGATGAAGTCCAAGTTAGCAGGGTCGCCCACTTCGATGTGGTCTGCTGTGATGTTTAGCTGCTTGTCGTCAGCAAACAGGTACTTAGAGCAGTTCATTTCACAAATAATAGTTTTCATGATTATCCTTCCAATAGGATTGAGGTTGATGATAAAGCCCTGCCCGCAGGGGCAGAGGAAACTGTTGTTGATAAAGTGCCATCCGCTTGGACGTAGTAGTCTGAGCCTGTTGTAAGGCTAGATACTTTATCACTAACCCCACCCTGCACAATCACTGCGCCTGTGGCTGTATCGGCTATGGCTTGGTCTGTTATGCCTATGAAGGAAGTGTTGTTTGTTGATGCGCTATAGTAAATTGCAGAAGAACCTACTGAGGCGCTTGGTTTATAACTTACAATTGGCAGTGTTAAATTAGAGTCGTATAGTATTCCAGACCTATTAGCGCCTTGCGCTTCAGTAGTAATTACTGTTGAGGTACCTTTAGTTGGCGTTGTATCTGACACACTAATAAAAGTTCCCGCAAAGTCAGGAAAGCCTGATAGAACTAAATGTTGATTACTAGAAGGGACATAAGTAGAAATTATGTAGTAGGCGTTTTCGTCCATAAAAGTAATAGCGGGGTCAAGAGCAATACCTGTACCCCCATTAAGTTGACCAACTCTAGCGTCACCTCTAAACGGAGAAGAAGCTACTTGATATGCGTATAAAAAAGTTTGCTCTGTAACATCGTAACTTAAAGCAATATAAGCTGTCGCTGCGCTATTAAAAGTATAAGTAGTGCCAAACGAAACGCTTGTACCTGATATAGTCCCTGCCGTTGTGTACCCATAAGAACTAGTACCCCTCCAACCCAATATCATTTTATCATCGGCGGCATGATAAGTAATGGCAGGGTAATCAACTCCGTTGACCGTATAAACCGTAGCTTCTGCTCCTACAGATACCGAAGTGCCAGAAACCGTAGCAACTTTTGCATACCCATAATTTCCCGAAGAATTAAGCGCATAAAAAATTAAAGTCTTTTGTTGTGTCGTACTATATGCCGCTGTTACATAATTAACCCCTGCGCTATATAAAACTGTAATTGACCCAAAGGAAACAACCCCTCCCGACACGGTGCCAACAACTCCGTCAACATATCCACTACTACCATTATGGTAAATAATTAAAAATTTAGCAGCGTTAGCATCGTAGACTACGGTGGAATCGAATAGATAGCTTGTTGTAAAAACAACTGGGCTTGCAAAAGAAATGGTACTCCCACTCACGCTTCCGATAACTGCATATCCGTAATTACTGCCCCCTCTGTAACAGACCATAAAAACATTTTGCACAGGGTCATAGGCTGAAGAAACTGCGTCAACTGCTAAACTTGCGTAAGTAGTGGGAGTACCTGCCCCTTCTGTAACTCCGCTAACAGCCTCAACCGTACCATCGCTTTTAAGCGCAACCGTAACCCCACTACCCAACGTGCCACTAGCCACGAACGATGCGGACTTTGCCCCTGCCCCGGCAGGTAGTAACTCACTCAAATTGCTCATGTTGTGTAATCCAAGTTAATGCTAGTGGAGGACAGGGCTTTGCCTGCTAGTACGTCTGAGGCTGTGGTAGACAGTGTGCCGTCTGTTTGGACGTAGTAATTCTGGTTAGGCGTGAGTCCTGTGACGTTGGTGGATATACCGCCTTTAATTGTTACCGAGCCAGATGCAGTGTCCGAGATGGCAGCGTCTGATATGCCTATGAAGTCAGAAAAATTAGAAGCACCCGAAGAAACCGCACTAACCGTCCCATTACTATTCAAAGCAACAGTCACGCCATTACCTATAGTCCCAGACGCTACAAATCTAACTTGCTTGCCACCCGCACCTGCAGGTAATAAATCTGTCAGATTACTCATGTCAAATCCATTATGTTAATCGTGGTTGCGGAGATTGCTTGGCCTATTTTAACAGCACTTGAAGTGGTGGATATAGAGCCGTCGTTTTGGAAGTAGTAATCAGAGCCTATGGTCAAACCTGTCTGCGCTTCGTTAATCCCACCGCAGACGTTTACTGGGCCTGTGGCTGTGTCAGAGATTGCTTCGGCTGTTATGCCTATGAAGTCGGCTAAGTTTGTTGAACCAAAATGATAAAGAATAGAATCTTGATTTGATGCTGAACGATCAAGATATACAGTAACAACAGTATTTAAATTGGTATCTAAAACGGATTTAATGTACTGAATTTCAGTACCATAGAATTGCACAGAACTTCCTAAAGAAACAGTAGTTCCTGAAACAGTTCCTATCAAATATTTCCCATGCACTCCACTATATGCTTCTGAATAATAAATTATAAACTGCTCTGAATAAGGATCATAAGTAACAGATTTATACTCTATTCTTGATGGAGCATTATAATAAGTAGCCGACCCAAATGAAATGCTAGTTCCTGAGACTGTACCTATTACTACTGCTGCTTCTCCTAAACCTGAACCATAATTAGTATAAGAGAGAATAATTTTATTTGTTGTGCTATCAAACGATGCCGCAACGAATGCTGTAAATGCTGAGTTATAAACTACAGCAGTACCAAAAGATATACTTGTCCCAGAAACAGTGCCTACTATAGCAGTACCATAGTCTGCGTTTCCGTTATCTGTGTAAAATGGAATAATTTTTGATGATGTAGAATCATAACAAACAGCTATATGATAAGAAAAAGCACTTCGAAATATAACTTTTGTACCAAAGGATATGCTTGTTCCAGATACTGTACCTACAATCGATGTGCCATATCCACCAGAGCCGCCTCTATAAATTATTACAACTTTTTGCGCTGTTGAATCGTATGTTATACAAACATTGGCAGCAGCTTCTGCAACAACTTGTACTGGCGTACCAAAAGTAAGACTTGTTCCGCTTACTGTGCCTACAACAGCATATAAATAATTACTTTGGCTTTGATTTCTATAAGCTATTACTACTTTGCCAGTATTAGCATCGTAAGTTATATCTTGCGATTCACAATATGAGCTATCATAAACTACTTCACTTCCCCAACTAATAGAAGTTGGTGTTGCTGAAGAAACAGTTCCAACAAAAGCTCCACCTCTATCGCTGAAAACGCTATTTCTGAAACAAGTTACTACAACATTATTTGCTGAATCATAAGTAATTCCACGCTCATAGCCAATCGTAGAATAATATTCTGTAACAGAACCAGAACCACTAGTGGTTGATGATAAACCCCCTACTGTCCCATTAGCGTTAAGGACTACAGGCTGCCCAGAACTCAAAGTCCCAGACGCAACAAAGTCTACAGCGTTTTGTCCACCGCCTGTCGGCAGCAGTTCCGACAAGTTACTCATTTATACGCTCCAACCGATAGAGGCATTTATGTAGGTCATTGTGATTTCTGCGTAGTTCTTATCAAAGACCAGATCAGTTGCAGAGGCTGCGATGTTAGAGCCGTTACGTCCTACAGTGAATGTAGTAGTCGCTGCGTCACCTGTGCCGTCCTTAACCGTTACCGTGTCACCTGCGCTTGGTGTGGCAGGGAGGG